TCACGTAGGGCCGCTAGAGATGCAACCTTAGTTGTTTGTATTGCTGCAGTACCTGTACCTGCAGAGCCAACACCAGCCAGTACAGATGCGTAAGTACTAGGTGCAGTAAGTGTAGCAGCTAGATAGTCTCCTACTTTCTCTATACCACGGTCAAACAATCCTTCACCTTTAGAGTTATCAAAAGCAAACATCAAACGTCCGAATGCTTCTTTCTCGTTCTGTGGTGTTTTAGTGTCTGACATGTAGTAGAAGTCTTTAGACATACTAACTTCGTTCATTGTCTGGTAGCGGAAGTGTTCTAGAACCTGAGACACTACATCATCAGCAGACAACTTCTTAATTTCATCATCTGTGTAATTACCTCGTTTACTCTTTAAGAAGGTAATAGCATCACTAAGAAATGCACCATTAGACTTTAGTTCAGATAGCTTTCTATCTTGCATATACTCAGGAGAGTAGTACGTATACTTATCTGACATTTATTTACTCCGCTGGGATTTGCTTAAGGATCATCTGAATAAGCTGTGGATCTTCTTCAATACCCTCTTGCTTTAAGAAGTCCTTAATAACCTCTGCATCAACAAACTCTGTACTAATGTCTGGAATGTTTTCATTTAGATCATTAAACAGTCGTAAAGCTAGTACCGCTTTGTTAATATCATCTTCTGACACGTCTGGCTGTGGTAAGACAGGAGCATTATCTATTTCTGGGGCACTTACTACCTTATCTTCTGGTATCGTAGGGCTTCTGTCAAAAGGACTACCTTGCAAACCCTTCTGGAAACGCTTGAACTTAAACTGAGCACCTAACTCACCTTGAGGTAATCCTTTGTCTTTACGTTCCTTGCGGGACATATCCTGCCACTCATCATAAGTCACACCATTAAACTCAAACTCACCTGCAGGTTCAGTGGTAATTTCTACACCTGCATCAAAGTCTGGGCTTGTAATAGAGAAACTCTCAGCACGTCTGATAACCTCATCTTTAACTGCTGGCTCAAGAGTCAAACCAAAGTCTTCACCCATAGCTTCGTCTAGATCATCCTTAAAGTAGCCAAGCTCTTCTTCGTTTGTAGGTGCAATTATATTAGCTTTCTCTAATAGAATATCAATTACTTTGTCTGCCTTCTCTTCAACAGACTCTGTACCTTCTTGTACTTCATTTATTTGCTCTACAGCAGACTTAATGTCTAACGCAGGAGCCGCTTCTAATGTAGGTGCTTGAGCTTGCTCAATAAGCAGGTCAGCTACTTTAAGCTGTGTGTCTGGAGAGGCGTTATTGATCTCTTTAAGCACGTCTTGTCGCTTATCTTTAGGTAGTTCTTGAATCGCTGTTTGTACTTCAACGTTACTCTTTAGTACTTCAGGTACTGCATCCTCTACTGGAGTCTCTACCTTTGGTACAACAGTTGATTGTAGATCATCCGTTGGTTTTTTATCTGCACTAATAGGTTTCTCTTCTGGTCTTTCACCTGCAATAATAATGTCAATCTCTGCATCCGTAAGCTCACGGCTTTCTGCAATAGCACCTTTGATAACATCAATAGCGAAGTTGCTTTTAATGCTTGAATTAAGAGATGTTGCTTCGTCTTGTGAATTTACTGAACGAGATAGCTGATCAATAATCTGGAAGCGCCCTACACGCCCTGCGAACAGTTCATTACCCCGTCCTGCCATGATAATCTGACGCTCTAGGCTGGACATAGAAGAAGCTGTATCATTGACAGCTTTCTTAATTTCACCTGCATTTGTGTTATCCTCTGTGTAATCAGCAAACTGTACACTATCGTTAAGATCAAAGTTAGTAATACCTAGTGACATAAGCTTAGCTGCGTAGTTCTGTGTACGTGTTATGTCTGCAGCAGTATAATCATCTTTACTTAAGCTATACTCTGAAGTACGAGAAACATCTGAGAAGATATCTTGTCTACCCCCACCCAAAGATTGATACGCAATCAAATCATTTACGTTAACACCCATATATTTCATGTTCTTAAGCTGTTGCTCTGCTGACATGCGAGGATCAAGCATAAACAAGTCTTTAGCTGCTTGAGCAAAGGACCGTTGCTTAGCACCCTCACTTTTAGGGTCTGTCTCTTTCTGTAGTGACGCAGTTTGCAAACCAAGGACTTGCCTAATAGCTGCATCTGCTGTCATACCTTCAGGTAACTTAAAGTCATCAGGCATATCTACAAGAGACAGGATCTCTGACTTATCCAGTGAACCTAGTTGATTAGCATCACGATATTGTTTTGTATCATATACATCTTTATACAAGCTAGTCACATCTGTAGCATCAACAAGAGCTACAAACTCGTCATCTGTCAAATCAAAGTCACGCTGCATAGCAGTTTGTATTTCTTTAATTTGTTTAAACTGCCCTTGTGTTTTCATGTAAGAAGGTGCAATACGTTTAGCTGCATCAAAACCGTTATCTAATAAGTCTTCCATACGATCTTGTCGGCGCTCAATACCTGCTGTAAACGTATCAGTAAAGCCTTTTAAGGCATGTGCCCAGAACATCTTTGCACTCATGTTATTGCTCCTTCGCCATTAAGCCTTTAGGTTCTTCTTCAGTAGTTACAGCTTCTTGCACTGCACCTTCTGTTGAGATAGACGCCTCGACTTTTTCCATAATCTTTTCACCTTCGTCTAGCGGCCCTTTGACCTTATCTAGCTTAGCTTTAATGCGACTCTTTAATTTAAGTGCTTCTTCTTCTTTTTCATCTCTGTAGTCATCAAACGTAATCTTATAATCCTCAATACCAATAGCTTCAGCGAGAGAGTTAATATGTGCAGTAAGTAAAGGGCGTAGTAGTATTTTTACATCTACAGTGTGCATACCTCTTAAAACACCTGTACTAAGCATAGCACCTGAGATACTATCCAAAGGTGCTCCTGCATCAATTAGATCAATTACATCGTTAAGAACTTCATCATCAGCGAGCCGTTCTATGTACATCTCAAGTGCATCTAGTGGATCAGAGAACTTAGAAGGTTTCTCCCACGGTGCGTTGCTTGGTTCTGCTGTAAGAGACTGACCTGGAATAGATCCATCAAAAGGAGAAAGTGCCATTTTTGTTATACCTTATTTAGTGAAACCTGCACCAAAGTAGAGTCCTACAATGGCTGATACGATATGTGTGTCTAGTGGAGTTATTACAAAGCCTTTAGCCATCTTCCACTGTATTGATTCTGCTGGACCAAAGAGCCAAGATAACGGACCACCAGTAGCTTCAGTGTATCCTACATATACGCTTACATCAGGATACCATACAGCGACTAGCTTTGGCAATACTATAATAGAGAATACAGCAGATAAAGCTATGAGCCTACGTGTCCAAGCAAAGTGTTTATCATTCTTACCTGCATCACGTGCATCAGCTACAGCACTTCTGTTAAACTCTGCACGTTGCATCAGCATCTCTTGCTGAGCTTGTTTAGCTTTTATGCTCTGACCCCATATAGACATAACACCACCTAACACAGTAGAGAAAAGCATTGTTATTAATTCTAAGGGTAAGCCGAACATTAGTTAGATGCTACTCTTGTGTCGGGTCTAGCAGAAGGTCTTAAAGACACTTGAGGTGCGGTAGGTTTTTCGCCGTATCTTTTAAAGTACTTTTTACGACTCTCTAAACCAGTAAGACGTCCATTTACTAATCTGGTTATTTGTGTTGTATTTGTATAATCAGGTTGCTGTGATCTAACATTTCTTTTCCACCAAGCTACGGATGCACGTTTTGCTATCGCAGGGTCAAGCATAAGTTCAGGATTGTTTTCTAGATCTTCGCCTATATCTTCTCCTATAACTTTATAATTATCGCGACCTGTTAATTGTATATATCCTCTACCTTTGTACTTACTACCATCTCCTACTTCAGTGTTACCTAGCCTAACATCTGCCGCCCTGTATTGATCATCATATAATATGTCAAATATCATATTATTTTTTTGTTCTTTTGTACCTTCAGTAAAAGTTTTGTTATTAGCTAGTGCCTTAAAGGCTGCTTTTCTTTCAGCACTCCCACCTAGTTTAGCGGCTATCTGTGCAGGAGTACGTTCAACCCAAGAGTCATTAACTTTTGTCTCAAGGTATCCTGCCTCTTTAATTCTACCAAACTTAGAAGACTCATGTGCTACCTGAGACATAAAAGATTGTAACTCATCTCCTTTAATGCCTTGCTCATATGCGTACTGATATACATCCCGTTCAGTAGACCCTTTATTTGTTGTGGAATCATTAAGAAAAACTATTTGAGGGGGTGTTGTTTCCTCTGGCCCAGCAGCTATAGCATCTTCTCTTGAGTCTACTTCACGACTCATTATCCCTTTCCCACCTGAAGGTGCTGCACCTCCATCAGCGCTGTCGGTACTATCACTAACATCAGAATCAACAACAGTCTCAAGTACATCTTGTATAGCCTTATCTAACATCTCATTACTTCTAGTATCTACACTAGGTGCATCAACAGGCGCTGGGCTGTCTGCCATCTCTGGCTGTTCACCTCTAGAGACAGGTGTAATCATAGGCTGAACTACATCCTGAGCTTCCCTAGCGTTATCTCTCATAGTCAGATCAGCACCCTGCATATCAGCACCACTGAACATAGCAGTCCTAGCTGTCTCTGATAGTTGCCCTGTAGGAGCCTTAGACCTTGTAATACCTAGAATAGAACGAATCTTAGCTGCCTCTTCAGCAGAATCACGTGCGTACTGCTCCATAGCTTCAGCACGTAGTTTAGCGGCCCGTTCTCTAGACTTGGTTAACATATAATCAAAGAACCCTGCAGCAACAACATCACTGTCAGATACAGGCTCTGCAGGTTTAGCTAATATGCCAGGTTGCTTTTGATCTTCTTCATTGTTAAAACCGTAAGTAAGACGTAGTGTGTCATACAAATCATTAGGTCTTATTGTAGATAGTTTTGTCTTAATGAATGCCATGTCTTATCCTATACCCCAATAGCTTTCTTTAAAAGTAATGCTGATGCTGTAGCAATCACTGTACCTACTGCAGAACCTGAAGCTGCACTTGCTGCTGCGTCATTACTTATACCTTCTAAAGTAAGAGCGTGTTCTTGTTGGTCTTCACGGTCTGCAATTCTAACAGCGTAATCTAATGCATCACGCTCTTGTTGTAGCATGTTGTTATACGTAGTCTCAGTGAGGTTATTAGCTACTACCGCTGCATCACGGTTAGCTGCGTTCTGTGCAGCGTTATCCATAGTGGTGATAGCTTGCTCCCACTGGGCATTAGCTTGTTCAACTACTAAAGCATTATTAGCGTTAAACTGGTCACGAGCATTCTGTTGTGCGCTGTTAAACTGTGAGATAGCATTAGCTTCACCAGCGTTAAACCGTTCCATAGCATTCCGTTGATCTACATTAGATTGCTGAATCTGTGTCTGCAAGTTAGAGAAGAACATATCTACTTGATCAGAACTAGATGCATTAAACTGGCGTCTAGCATTCTCTGCAGCAGTATCAGACATAAACACACTAGCTAAACTCTGTGCCTTAAACATAGCTACTTGCTGCTGATTAGTCATGCTAGACATGTCAAAGTCTAGGAAAGCCTTAGCCTGTTGTATGTTAGCTTGCTGTCTGTTACTCAAGTTAGTCAGATCAAGCTGTGACATAGCTGCAGCATCTGCCATAATCTTAGCGTTCTTAGCAGTAAGGTTAGTAATGTCTACAGTCTGAGCCATACGTGCATTCTCTAGTGCAACCTGTTGCTCAGCAGTAAAGTTAATCTGTGCTACATCAGCGACACGTGCAGCGTTCTGTACACGTGATTGGAACTCTTGGTCAAACTCCATGCCAAGGAACTTAGAGCGTTGCTCAGCAGCAAACATAGCGGCTTGCTGTCTGTTAGACAGGTTCTGTGCTTCAAAGCTAGCACGTGTCTGTGCATCCATCTGTGCGATAGGTAGTGCAGACTCCATAGCAGCCTGTACAATGGCTTGTCCTGCCATGCTTGATGCACCTAGCCCACGTGCAGCTAACGTAGCTGTAGCAGCCCTCATAGCTCCTGCAGCCCATGCTGGTGTCTCCCCACCCTCAAACTGCTCTAGTAGCCCTGTAAGTTGTCCTTGTACTGTAGCTTCACTAGATGGTACACCTGTAGCTGCAGTAAAGTTAGTCTCTGCTCTAGCTCGTTCAAAGTCTACAGCACTATCAACACGCATCTCTGGTGTTACTTCTAGTGGTGTCACTTCTTCTACACGCTGTGCACGATCAATCTGCTCTGCTGTAAGACCTAGCTGTGCTAGTTGTGAAGGGTCCATAGTAGCTGCTTCAGCTAAGGCTTCTGCGCTGGGCTTACCTGTCACAGCAGTAAGCTTAGACATTACATTAGCTACTTCAGCCGCTGCCTCTTTAGCTGTAAAACCAGCAGCTTCAAACTCTTCAGCTAGAGGTACATCATCAGCAATAGCTGCCTCTGTTAGTGTAGCAGTATCAGCCTCTGCAGCAGCCTGACCTGTACCTTCAGCTATCTTACCTGCTGCACGTTGTTCGTCACTTACAGTAACTACATCAGCTTTAGTAACCATAGACGTAGGGTCTTCTAGTATGTCTGCCCTCATCTCTGTAGTGCTAGGCATACCTACACGTTCTAGGTTAGTTTGTGCTTGTGATAGATTAGCTCTAGCGTTAGTTACTTTAATCTGCTGTTCATCAATCAAGCCTTGAATAGTGTCACGCTGTGGGTCATCTGCAGCCATATTAGCAAGCTGTGTAGTATAGCTCTGTAATAGGTTCTGCTCTTTAGATAGACCACTCTGTGCAGTATCTAAGTTAGCACGTGTTTGTTCAGGAGATACAGTAGCTTGCTGACCGTAGTAGCTTTTATATTGATCTAGCTGTTTGTTATATGTGTCTTGGGCTGTTTTATTAGGTTGTACAACTTCCGTAGTGTAAGCACCCGCAGCCTTAACTACTTGTGCAGCTTCTTCAGGACTCTTAGTTGTAATAGTTTTACCATCAGCAAAAGTTACAATATTACCTTCTGCAGCAGCACCACTTAAGTCTGATCCTTCAGTCACAAGACCCGCTAATGCCGTTTCATTATAGTCAGGTAAGTAATATACCCCACCTGTACTCTGTTTAAAGAAGTCTAAAGCGTTTACTTCTTTTAGTTCAGGTGCAGTAGGTAGACCTTTAGAGGGGTCATACTCAGGCTCTACAGGTAATTCAGGACCAGGTAATGCAGGACCACCTGTAAAGTCACCTGGCTGTTTAATAGGGTATGGAACAGGCTCAGGTGTGTCTATACCCATATCAAACCCACCAGTAGTGTTAGGAGTAGTACCCTGTACAGCACCACCGCCAAAATCAAACCCGCTTGAGCTATCATGACTAGAGAAAACATTCTTTAGTCTTGAGTTGTTATTCATAGCATCACGCTTAGCAGCGTCACTCATTGTATTCCATGCGTTGCGATCTATCCCCGCACCGCGTATGGCATCCGTAAGATCCGCGCCCGATGCCCCACCACCATTAGCATAACCCTGCCTCTTAGCATAACCACCATTAGCCATATAGCCGCCTACCTGCATAGCAGTCTGTGGGCCACCAGCTACACGAGCCTTAGCCATCTCAGCATACTTGCCCATCATAGATGCAGCTTTAGGGCTAGACATCATGAACTTATTAATGTCATCCTGTTGCGCTGGGCCTGTGTAGCCCATCTTAGATAACAGTGTTTGTTGTTGCTGTGGTGTAAAGCCACCAAACTTCTTAGCCATAATGTTTTACCTTATTATTTACCCATTGTCATCCACACTGCACCAGCTATAAAAGTCAGTACGGCGACAGTGACTAATTTTGTTATTGTTGCCCATATAGACTTACGAGTATCACGCCACGCTTCTATTAAACTACGCATCTCAGTAATATCTTTATGTGCAGCATCATCAAGTAGACCAATAGAACGCAAGGCTTCTTTAGCCCCGCGCCTAGCTGCACGATCTAGCATATCTTCTAGCTCTTCAGGAGATAGTTTTACTTCACTCATAGTTTAACTCATAATTGTTTGAAAGTCAAGTTATATTATGGTTTAACAGGCCAATCTGCGTCTTCCAAGTCAGGCCAGTTAGAGTGAGAGGTAATGTCACGTAGAGCCTGACGATATGCTGTCATAGCATCTGTCATTGTTACATCTGACAAAGCATAGAAGTCTGTCTCAGCTAGTTTCTCATCACGTGTCTTACGATTAGTCTCAGCAACTGCAGCATCTAGTGTAGCCTGATATGCAGCTTCGTGTTCAGCTTTAGTGGTTGTAGTCTCTGCACCATCTTCGTCTGTCTCTGTAGTATCAGCAAACATGTCTACTGCTGTGTAGTTAATCATCCAGTAACTAGCAATGATGTCCTCACCAACCATCTCTGGCATAGGTGCAGTCTCTTCTGTGTACTGACCAGTGACAGGGCGTGTAGGTAAAGCATTACGCTGTACTGTCTGGTAAGCTGTAGTGCTAGGCTGTGGCCCTTCCAGTACACCTACCATGTTATACTTCTGCATGATACCTGCAGTGATGTTCTTAGGGAAGGACACGTTAGGGTGATCCTTACGTAAGTCTCCGAATGTGTATGGGAACTTTACTACTGTTCCACCGTTAATTTTAGCATACATGTTGTGTTCTCCTTTATGTATTGCTTTGTGTTACGCTATTGCGTAGAAGATGTATTCTGCGCTTGATACATTAATGTTCGTAGCACTTATCTGATTGACAATAAAACCACTGTTCTCAGGGTCAATGCTATCATCAGTTCCCTTACCTGTAGCTGTATTCATAACAGTGTGCTGCTCATTCCCTGCGACAATACCACGTTCAGTATCCCAGACATACCAATTACCTGTACTCACTGTGCTGTCTGTACGCTTAATAAGAATCCATCTTGCGCCACTGCTAAAGCCGCAGTTAATAGTCTGGTTTGAGCCATTCCCAGTATAGGAACCAACCTTACTTATGCCATCTAGTGTGGCGAATAGATATGCTATGTAATTATCACCACTAGCATTAACTTGGACATTACTACCTAAAGTAAAGTTTGTTGCAGTCGGATTTGTACCGTGAAGACGGGCGTTAGAAGTATCTGTCGTTTCTCCATAAATATCCTGTAGAATCAAATACTTTCCATTACCAATATCTTTATGGTATACAATCCAATCCTCCGCACCATGAGTTCTATTTTTTATCCAAAACATTTCTGGTGCAACACCAAGGTTATGGCTTACAGTACGCCCTGCTGTTGAGTTTCCAGAGTAAGCCGCCAAGTCAAAGTAGTTAGGCGCACGTTTCCAAAAATAAGCATAGGGTGAATCGCTCTGGCCTGAATACCCATTATTGCTTACTTTAAAGCTAGTATTGTTAAAGTCATAATACAAACCATAATTGCCTGTATCTTCTGCATCATTACCATAAAGTTGAAGCCAATTACGTGGAGAATTACTAGATTGATTTGCGTGTATTCCACCTGTAAGTCTATTTACAGTTAATTTATTACCATCATTAGATAGATGCAAAGACATATCAGGGGGAAAGGATATAGATACTTGATCAAACACACTTGCAGATGTTAGATCATATGTTTTGAACACATCAGTCGCACTCTCAGGCACAGCAGTAGGGCGGCGTATGGCTACGTAGATTACGTTATTTCCACCACTGGCTATATTATTACCTGTTGCATCAAAACCTGTTGGTGTAACATCTATACCAAAAGTGTTTACGTTTTCTGCACCCGATGTATTTAGAAATAAAGCTGCATCTCCATCTCCACTCAAACCGCCTGTAACTATCCCACGCATTACATCAAAGAGGTACCAATTTGTTGCAGATTGATTTGCTTTAAGCAATATCCACTGAGGCTCAAAACCTAAATTAACAGATATTGTACTAGTGTTATTTGGATGGGTATAACTACCACACTTGACAATATCAGCATTACCATTAGGGCCGAACTCACCGTCACCATCGTTGTGGGCGAAGAGGTAGGCAACGTATGTTGAACCGTTTTGGTTTGTCTGGCTAGAGCTATAGGCTAACTTAAAAACTGTATCACTTTGAGAGTATTGAAACCTTGTTAGTGTGCTTGCAGCAGATGTTGAATTTAAAGTCATACTATAAGCAGAGGAAGGGGAGGTTCCTGTGTCTTCTGCTAAAGATCTATGATAAACCATCCAAGACTCTGTACTGTTTAAGCATTTTATTATAATTACCCCTGGAACAGACCCTAGATTATGGCCAATCTCTCTAAAATTAGAGCCATCCCCAGTATATGTCACCACATCAAAGAACTTAGGGGCTTTGCGGAATGTCCAAGAGACATAGTTATAACTGCTATCATTAAGGTCATTACTAGCATCATTGTTTAACGCAAACCCTGTTGAGCTAGTAGTAAAAACAGCAGTGCCATTGAAGGCTTGTAAGCCGTTAGAAAGATTAGGGCGTAGCCTTGTGCCTCCTGTAGCTCCACTTTCACTGTCAAATATACTGTGATTAGTACTGGAAGAGCTTCTGTTTTTAATCCATGTCAAACCACCTTCACCACTAAGGTCAATGCCGTTAGTAATTGTTTGAGTACCGCTATTCCCCGTATACAAATAAGTGCTGAACACTTCCTCTACATCTAATGGCTTACTTAAAGTGTTAGCTGCTTGTCCTGCTACTCGTGCTACATTACTCATTAGTCGCAAGCTCCTGTCGTATTAATCATACTCATGCTATATCACTCCCTGCTAGTTTACCGTAATACGTAGTACCGCCATCTGTAGTGACAAACGTGTATAACTCTTTTGATGCTGTTGCTGTTGGTGCTGCACCTAAGTGCCACTTCACTGAGCTAGGCCATGTTAAGGCATAACCACCTGTGTTGACTACCTCTAGTGCAAAACCTGTAGCTGTACCTGAAGCTGGTGGATTAGAGAATGACACAGTAGTTGCATTACTAAGGGTAAAGCTGAATGTGCCACCTGTGGCTAGGTCTAGGGTTTGTGTGTAACCTACAGTGGAGTATTGGAATACACCATCAGTAGTAGGACTAATAACAAACATCTTGATGCCGTCTGGCTTGAAGGCTATTTGATAGGGGTTTGTAGCGACACCTGTGACATCAAGTGAAACATTTGTGTAAGTAGCTGTTGAAATATCCCAAGCTGTGCTGAGGGAGTATTTACAGATAAGTGCGTCTGTCAGGACACTAACAATCATGTTAAGTCCATCTGGCGTAAAGAAAACACCTGTGGGATTAGAGTTTGTAATGTCAGGTCTAATAGAGAGGTCTTGTACATAGGACGCAGTGCTAATATCCCAAGCAGTGCTTAAGTTATACTCGTAAACTTTATCAGTAGTCCAACCAGCGATATACATCTTAGTACCATCAGGCTTAAAGAATATACCTTTAGCATTATTGTCTTGCGTAGAATGGCTGAAAGATTGAGAATAGCTTGAGCTTGTTATGTCCCAAGCGGTGCTTAAGTTATACTTATCTAAAGCATCATCGGTACTATTCATAACGTACATACTAGTGCCATCAGGCTTAAAGAATACGCTACCTGCATTATCTGTAAGCGTGAATGAAACACTATCATATGAACCCGTAGAAGCATCCCAAGCTGTGCTAAGACCATACTGGTAAAGTACAGCGTTTGTGGCAGGTCCAACTACATAAGCCTTAGTTCCATCAGGCTTAAAAAACACACCAGAAGCATTACCGTTTTGTGTTATAGTGCTAAAACTCTTGCTATCATAACTAGCACCAGCAAGGTCATACCCTACTGTCCCAGCAGTCTCAGTACCATTACTGCCTAAGTACCTGCCAGCCTTAAGGCCATTCTTTATTTTAAAACTTTTATCGTTAGCCATTCCTTCACCTTCCAGATTAGCTTAAATTGTCGGCTGTCTTAGTGCCGATATAAGAAGTACCACCATCGTCAGTACTGAATGTAAATATGTCTGTCTCACCATTAGCAGGAGCAGAAGGAGCTACACCACCAGCAAACTCTATTGAGCTAGGCCATGTGATTGTTGCGTCTACTCCTGTGTTATACTGATATACGCCATCAGGGGTACTTCCTGAGACATACATAACAGAACCATTTGAACTAAAGGTTATGCTATACGGGTTAGCAAGTTGAGATGAGGCATCAAAACTAACGGAATCGTAAGACAAGGTACTAACATCATATGCTGTAGATAATGAATACTGAAACACAGTATTATTTGTGTCACCTACCATAAATGCTTTTGTACCATCTCCATTAAAAGCAAAACCTGTTGTTATGGAGTCTTGAGAAGAAAAACTAAAAGTCTTACTAGCGTAGGATGCAGTGCTTAGGTCAAAAGCAGTACTAAGAGTATACTGATAAACAGAGTCTGTACCAACACCTATTACGTACATACTGGTTCCACTAGGATTAAAAGAAACTCCATACGGGCTTGTTTCTTGAGAAGCCACACTAAAACTCACACTGTCGTATGATGCGGTAGTAATATCAAAAGCTGTAGACAGCGACCACTGAAAAACACTATCATTTATTAAGCCTGTCGTGTACAACTTGGAGCCATCGTTGTTAAAAGTAAAGCCAGAGGGTTCAGTATCTGGTGTACCCATGAGTATACTGCCAGCCGCTGAAGCGGTACTTACATCAAAGGCTGTACTTAGATCATACTGGTATATTGTGTCGTTGCTGTTACGAAGTTGATAAAGCCTAGTTCCATCGTTGTTAAGTCTAACCCCAAAGTAATCCCCTGTTGGGTTGTAGCTTTTACTTGTATAGCTTGCTGTACTTAAGCTGTAACCGATTCCGATATTACCAGTAACCTCTAGCTGAAACGACTGCACATCCCCTGCATTGCTGATGGTGTACGTTGTGTTAGCTGCTAGTGTATCTTTGAAGTAGTTGCCTGTGCTAAGATTAATAGCACTCCCTGTGATAGTACCTAGTGTTACATTAGTAGGGCCACCTACTTCTACAGGATTCTTTAGGATGAAGTCTTTATCGTTAGCCATTACTTAGCTCCATCTATTGCTTGTACAGCTTGGTAGGATGTACCACCGTCTGTCGTGCTGAATGTTATTACATCTGTTTCACCTACAGCGGGTGACGTAGGTGCTGTGCCACCAGAGAACTCTAGGGTGCTGGGGTAGGTGATGGTGGCTGGTGTAGCTGTGGAGTATTGATAGACGGTATCCGTTCCACTTCCCAATACAAACATCTTTGAACCGTTGTTGCCAAACCAAAGTGAGTCTCCTGCCCCTTCTTGAGATGAAACACCAAAACTTACACTATCATAGGAGCCAGTGGACACATCCCATGCTGTACTCAAAGCGTACTGGTATACGTTGTCATTTATAATTCCCAGCACAAACACTTTACTACCACTCTCATTAAAATAAAAACTCTCAGGTTGAGTGTCCTGAGAAGCAATGCTTAATGCTTTTGAAGCATAACTTGCTGTAGATAAATCCCAAGCGGTTGATAAAGTGTATTGGTGTATTGAATCACTAGATGTCCCAGAGATATACATAACTGTACCATCAGGCTTAAACCTAATATCAGTAGCAACCGTGTCCTGACTAGCTACACTTAGGTTTATACTGTCATAACTAGCAGTTGTAATATCCCATGCTGTAGATAAAGTGTACTGGTAAATCGCATCTCCGCTGCCCCCGCCTACTATATACATCTTCGTACCATCAGTCTTAAAAAACAACCCTCTTGGAAAAGACTCCTGATTAGCAACACTAAAAATGTTTGCTGTGAAAGAAGCAGTTGTAATATCCCAAGCTTTCGTCAGAGTGTATTCATTCACTCTATCAGTACCGTTGCCAACCATAAAAAAGGTTAAACCATCTGATTTAAAAAACAACCCTCTTGGTGCGACATCTTGAATAGTTACACTAAAGCTAACACTGTCATAACTTGCATTACTTAAGTCATACCCACCATAGCCAGCCTGATCCAACAACAACGTAGCCTGACTAACAGTCCCACTAGCAGCAGGGTTGCTTAGGCCAACTTGGATGTCAGACGTTGGGGTGATCTCAAAGACTGAACCTGTGGATAGGTCTAGGGTGTTGGTGGTTAGGACTGTGGAGTATTGAAACACTGTATCCTGACTAGTTCCAACTATGTACATCTTAGTACCATCATTGTTGAATACTACGGCACGAGGGCCGCTGTCTTGGGCGTTTACATTAAAACTAATACTATCATAAGAGGCGGTGCTAATATCAAAGCCTGTAGACAGAGAGTATTGAAATACTGCATCAGAACTTGACCCTATTATGTACATCTTAGTACCGTCACTATTAAAAGACATATCCATAGGTGATGTCTCTTGCGAAGCAATACTAAAGCTAACACTATCGTAAGAAGCTGTACTTAAATCAAAAACAGTAGATAGGCTGTACTGGTGTACCTCATCACTAGTTTGTCCAAGCATATACAGTTTACTACCTGTACTATTAAAGGTTATTCCAGTGGGGATAGTGTCTTGGGAAGTTACACTAAGGCTAACACTATCGTAAGATGCAGTACTAAGATCAAAACCTGTAGACAATGAATATTGAAATATACTGTCACTAGTATTTCCTGTAATATACATCTTTGTGCCATCATTATTGAAAGCTAATCCATAAGGGTCAGTTTCCTGTGAGGCAACACTAAAGTTAACGCTGTCATAAGATGCTGTAGAAATGTCAAAAGCAGTAGATAGAGTGTACTGATGCACTTTATCGCTAACAACACCTAGCATAAACAGCTTAGTACCATCGTTGTTAAACCTTATTTTATAAGGAACCGTTTCTTCTGAACCAATACTAAAACTCTTATTGTCGTAACTAGCACTAGCTATGCTATAACCCACACTACCAGACACAACAGTACCCACGCCCTCATGGTATACCGTGGGTTGAATACCGTTCTTTACTTTAAAGTCTTTATCGTTTGCCATGCTTCACCTTCCACTTGGCTGAATGTTTTACAGAGTAATAGCTTTAACTGTAAACGCTGTGCTTGTTGCTGCTGCTGGAGTAGCTAGGATACGAATGTCTGTACCTGAAATGTCTACATCAAAGGTAGCTAATGCTGTTGAAGTATTTAGCTGTGCATACTCTGTAGCAATAGCAGTTGTACCATTATGTGTAATTAATATCTCAGTAATACTACGGTTAGTTCCATTATCTGCAGTGATGACAGCTTTAACACCATCATACGTTGCGTGAGCATATTCTGCAATAGACACTTGAGAAGTTGCAGTAGTTGTGTGTGTCTGTGTATCAAACGCTTCTACTGTAGCATTTACCCAAGCTGAACCACTCCACTTTAAAAACTGACCAGCAGCAGCAGACGAAATAGTTACGTTACCAATGTCATTCAGTGTGTTGATAGTAGGAATAGATGCAAAGCTTACTGTACCTGAACCATTTGTCTTCAGAAACTGTCCTGCTGAACCATCTGCTGTAGGGAGTGTCAGTGCTGTAACAAAGCTAGTAAGGTTAGCATCGTAAGCTTGTATACCTGCTTCTACTAGAGTGTTGTTTACCCACTCAGAGCCACTGTACTTAAGTACCTCTCCTGCACCTACAGAAGTAATAGTTACATCTGTTAAAGCACCTACTGTGGAAGCTAAAGCTGATTCCTTAGCAAGAGGAAACCCACCTTGTGTAGAACCATCATGTACAACAATAGTATTCTTTGTTGTATCAACAGTTATCTCACCCCCAGCGCCTGTAAAAGTAGAATGATCTGATGTTGTGCCTCTACGGCGTTGTATTTGTGTAGACATTTATAATGCTCCGTAGTCTGACGTTGAAGTTGGTGAAGTGTTGATAAACCCATAATCAGCTACAGTAGCACTAACTACACTAGCTAGAGCTAATAGATTAGTATAAGTCTCTTCTGCTTTCTCTGCGTAATGCAAAGCAGAAAAGCCAGTAGTAGAACTATCAGAAAGTGTGAACTGTGAGTCTTCTGGGTTAATAGCAAGCTTCTGTGCATCTGCTGCACTATCTGCTGCTGCGGTTGCTGAACCTAGAATGCCATCTACATATGTTTTATTAGTGAGGTCAGAACCTGTAGTTGGTGCACCTGCACCTGTAATCTTGCTGCCACCCATAGCAATAGCACCAGTCATGGTTCCACCAGCTAAAGGTAACTTAGTTGCGATACTGCTTGTTAGAGTAGTGTAGACATTATTATCATCATTGATAGCTGCAGCAATCTCATCTAGCGTATCTAGTGTAGCAGGAGCACCCGCAATCAAGTTAGCTATGGATGTATCTACATAATTCTTTGTTGCAGCCTGTTGTGCACTAGAAGGATCAGTAACGTTATTAAGGGTTGTGTTAGTAAAGTCTGCAGTACCATTAACTGTTATGTTACCACCGATACTAACGTTACCTGTAGTAGTGACACTATCTATGTAGCTATCTTTCCAGTAAGCTGATGAACTGCCTAAGTCAAACGAACTATCTGCTGTAGGAATAAGTGCTGTACTAATCTTAGCGTTGATAGCTACAGTCTTAGTGTTAGCATCACCAATGATAGTGTTGCCATCTATAGTGGCGTTATTGTCAAACTTAGCAGCACCTGTTACATCAAGAGTACCAGCTAAGTCAGCATTAGCACCAGTGAATGTTACAGCAGTAGTTGTCCCACTCTTAAGTGTAAGGTTACCTGAGTTACTTGTCAAGGTAGCGTAAGTAGTGCCAGCATCTTTAAGTGCTACATCGCCGCCATCAGCATCTAAGTTAATGTTACCAGCTACGTCAAACAGTAAGTTACCAGCAGATACAGTGTAAGTATTGTCTGTAATGGTGGTGTAGTCGTTATCACCGACACTTAGTGTATCAGCATATACTGTACCATCAAAGTGAGCGTTTTTGTATTCTAGTAAGGATGTACCAAGGTCAATATCGTTATCTACTACTGGTACAACAAGACCATCCTGGAAGCGAAGCTGCTCAGTAGAAGCGTTAGATACTTCCACAAATACACCAAAGCGATTGTCTGCTTGGCTTACTATAAACTTATTCTTAGCATCTAGATCAGCAATCAGAGGTACATAGGAGCCTTCATCTGATGTACCATCATGTTTGTGTCCTGTTGTCCCTGTATCACTTTGTGCAAAGGCATCACGTAGCTTGTTGTACTCTGCATTAATAGGGGCAGCACGTACTACCGCTGTAGGTACAATGTCTGCAACAGATTGGCGTGTATAGCCTGACATGTTTTATTCCTCTCTTAGCGCCTGTCACCAAGGCCGTATGTTAGTGTAATAGCTTGAATAGTATGGCTGGGCTTTGTATTGCTTGCAACATAACGTATTGAAACAGACTTACCCGAACCAGCAATAGTAGTTCGCTCTACAGGGGAAGGGTTACCATCGTATATGTCTGTAGAGTCAAACGTAGCCTTGTCATAATAAGCTGCCGCACCTGCAGTAGACAAAAAGTAGTCGGTACTTAACTCTACTGAAGGATCACCGTAGTCATACTCAACAGCCATAACTACAGAGACTTCTCCCTCAGAGCGCATGTAAGTATCTACATCATAGAAAGACTTACGTATAGCAGGGTCATCCATATAAATAAAAGGTGTTTGGAATAAACTAAAGATGTCTCTACCATCAAAGTCATTTCCTACCTCTTGGCGAAAGACATAGCCAACACTATCTCCATGTATAACAAACTCATCCTCACCTATATAACCACTATCTGCACAGTTGACTGATACACCTACTAACTGACTAAATTCAAACCCTGCACCGCCCTGACCGCTACGCCGAATAGCTCCAATAATACCAAGGGAATCTTGATCAGTAAAGAATAAACGAAACTGCGACTTCTTTTTTAATACTACAGTAGTCATTGTAGCAAGGTCTTCGTTAGCTGTATAATCTTCAAAGATAGACTGAATAGGCTTAGACAGTGTAGCTAATTCAATATCACCAATACGGTCTGTTCCAGTAACAGGTCTAATACCATCAGGTGCTAGAAAAAGTATGTCACCATTAAACTCTGCTACGCTGTCAGGAGCAACACAGCCAAGGTTAGAGGTAACTGTTTGTAATACAAAGTCAGCAATGTTATTACCAACTAAGCGCTTAATGTTATTACGCCCAAAGATGTACATCTCATTACGGAATGTTTTAAGCTGGGTAATCTCAAAGCCTACATTGATAACCCCAGCACCAGAAGCAGGTGTCCAATCAGTTTCATTTATAGGAGCACTAAAGTATAAGTTGTAAGGCTCAGAAGAATCACCAGCTAGAAATAAGTGGTTGTTAAACGCTGCAACTAAACTAGGTGCGCTGGGCGCTTCTCCACCATTAAGCTGTACATAAGTTGTACCATCCCAAGTAGAGGCAGGATTAACACCATCAGCCATAGCAAACTTAGATGCACCCCAGTTAAAACTTTCAAAGCGTACCTTAGATACACCAACCATAGTGGGAGAACCTACGCTAGTAACAGCTTGCCAGCCTTTTACTGTAGGGGTAGACTGTACTGTACCTGTAGCAGTAGATGTGCCACCTGTTATAACATTACCTGTAGCGAATATATTATCAGGCAATTTACCAAAGTTAATTACAAGAGCGTTTGCAGTTTTAGAGATAACTGTTCCTGTAGCAGCTACTCCTGTGTCATCACTTGAGCTAACTACACCTGTTACAGTTTCGCCTACTGTAAAGCCAGAACCCTGCCCTGAAGCTAATGTAACATCGTAGTAGTGATTATACCAGTGTAGGTAGTTATTACCAGATGTAGGCTTACGACAGCCAAAGATGCCTTGGTTAATATTAGCAGATACATGTACGCCTAACACAGGGCTATTAGCTAATCCTGTAAGCTCACCATAAGAGTTTTTATACCCTGAGATACGTCTATACCCACCATTCAAGGCAGGTTCATAATTAATAAGACGCAGTGCTGAACCCGCCATCTGACTACCCTGTGTTAAAGGGTCTTGGTTAACCACCAAGCCACCCATACAAGGTGTAGCGAAGGTACGTAGGTTATCAGCCATTACTTAATGCCAGACTGTTTATTGAAGTATTTATTAGCTAGTACAGTAGATGTAATATATAAAGGTGAATCAAGAAGTAAGCGGCGCATGTTGTCCATACCCTGTTCAAACTTTTGCTGGTGAAGTGCCGCACTCTGTTCGTTAGCACGAAAGCGCATCAGGTACATAACTGCACCATCCACTACTACAGTGTTAAAACGATCAGGTACAATACATGGGTCACTGTAAATAGTCATATCAGATGGGTAAGACCAGTAGCGATACTCAATCTCATATGCATCATCTGGCAGAGGAGTAACACCAAACTTCATATCTTCTGTCTGGTAAATTGTACTAGGAATACTGTGTGCATTAGTACCGCCTACATCCTCACCTGTACGATGATAACGAAGGTAGTCCTCATAAGTAATAACAGGTAGTTTTTCAGGTGTGTTACTCTTAGAAGATAAGCGCTTAATATAAAACGTATCCCAGTCAACCTTAGAGGCATCAGATGCAAAGTCGTACACACCTGTACCCACAGTCATAGGCTGCGCGTATGTTGTAAGAGTAAAAGGCCATTCTTGTGCGTGTTGTAATATCTCACGTACAGAAGAGTTGATAGCATCCTTAGCTAAAGCCTGTAAGTTACGAGCATCACTAAAGCCTTCACCACCAATGTCAAGCTCAACTTCATTGACACGGCGTAACGCTTGATTAACTAGGTTAACATAAGTAGCCATAGAGATATCCTGAAATTAAATGTGCTGAAGGGCCAGCCTCTTGACAAGACCAGCCCAACAGACTAAGTAGTATTAAGCAGCGTTGTAACGTACTGTTAGCAATGCCTCTGGACGGAGAATCTTCCTACCGTACAGATGCATACCACGCACGATGTCTGCAAATGAGTCGGGATCACGATAGTTCTCGACTTTATTGATCTGCTCTGCAGAAGCAACAGCATCG